CAGCTTCAAAACCTATTATTCATTATTCTGAACCAGGATCACTCAACGTGCAAATCGCACGCACTAGAGGTGATCCAGTCATGACTGAATTTTTATCAGTTTGTGACAATCAGCCTTATATGTGTAACATGGCTGATGTTGATTCTAAAGGAAAAGTTTTTGCCCTTCCTGAATTGATAGTGATGGATTGTAATGATCCCAAAATGAATCTTGATCAAATTATCAATAATCCGTCAGCTGTTCGACGTCGAATTTTATACGTCGAACCTTTTGTTAAAAAAGAATTTACTAAACCTGATGGTAAAAGAATTGATCAAGCTAAATCTTTGAATTCTACTACTCCTAAATTGGATAGATGGACTTTCAACGTTTGGCATGAAGTGCCAGTAAATAATAAAGAAAGTGAAAAGCAAACAGTTCTTAAAAACGCAAGTATTTACGAATTGACTACTTTTCTCAACGAGCAATCACTTGTTCATATTACTGAACAGGAGAATCGCGTCAATATTCTTAAAAATGTTTCTATTAAGGATTACATTCAAGAAGCGAACCACATTCAGAGTTTGCTTGATTATAGTCCAATTAGATATGAAAGTGATTTTATTACGCGCTCAAATGTTCGAGCTGAATCTAGACTGAAGCAGTGGAGGTTTTATAAAGAACCTTTTGCAATCGCTCAAGATTGGATAGATTACATTGTGTCTAGTTTTATTCTTTCATTGTCTTTAAAACATTTATTAAGTTTTTTTCTTTTTTTGTTTTATTCATTCGGTTTGGGTAATCCCTGGGCTTATTTTGTTAGTGCAAGGATTTCCACTCCGCTTATAGTAGCATTTACTGCACCTTTATCTGAAGAAATCTTTAAAGAGTATTTTCCAGCAGGCAGCCACTTTTTCGGTATATTCGAATTCTTATATTCTGGCGCTGGAGTTCACAGAATTCCTGCTTTGCTTTTCCATTGCTCTCATTTTAATGTACCATTTCAAGATAGATTATCGTTACATTGTCTAAACAACATTTTTCTTCTCTTTTTTGAATTATTTTATCCATGCTTTATGGATAATCACTTTGCGATGTTTCTCGGTTTTGCTCCTTTAAGCATGTCTTTAACTTATTACCTTGAGGACGAACTGATTGATAAAGCAAAACAAACAGTAAAAGCTTTTGCTAATTTTGTAGCAAGTGTTTTACAAGTTGTATGGTTATTTGTAATTAGCTCTTTTGCAATTATTGTACCTGCTCGTGTTTACAAGTGGATTGCTATTCGCATGTTACGTAGTAAAATAAATGTTGCTAAAGATGAAACACGATCTAAGTATCAGTATTTTAGAGCCACTCTAGGACTTAAAAACACATACACGTGCAAAAAAGTACCTGAATATCGAGTGGCGTCCTTAATTACTGTATTTAGCGCCGTATTATTTATGTGGCGCTGTGGATCTTTCGTACGGAATATCTCCGCTGAAGGAAGTGTTGTTTCTACATCTAAAGAATGGTCTGAAGAAGAGGTTACTTCTGAATTAGACCGTATTGAAAAAGAATGCAGGTGCGAAAGACCACCTCCACGGCAGAGACGTGGTAATGGAGTTGATTGGGAATCTTTAGATCGCCCAGCTCCTGTTCCTGTAACACAGGAACAAAGAAAAGACAAAACTGAGATTGTAAATCGCATAAATAGAAATATTCGCGTAGCTCGGTTTTTCGGTGATAAAGTCACCGAAGGTCGTATTTTCGGAATCTGCGAAGATATGGCTCTTGTAAATAGACACACAATGTGCCATGCTAAGAACAATATTTGGGAAGTCGAATTTCGACTTTTTGCAGATGATGACACTAGCCTTAGAAAGTGCACAATAGATAAAGGCGAAATGTTTCCAGTTGATGGTGATATTTGGCTTATCAGAGTACGTGGTCTTAAGTTTAAAGACATCAGACCTTATATTGCTGAAAGACTTGTCACTCCTGCTATTTATGGTAACATAGGCGAAATATTTGGTGAGAAAGTTCTTATTAAAAGATCTCACAGAATTGTTGCCACTGATGCCAATTGGGGAGTTGTACCTATTGAAGTTCCACTTATGTATAAATGGAATAATCATGCGAAAGGTATGTGCGGAATACCGCTCTTGTTGGAATATTGGGGAGGTTTTGGTATAGTAGGCATACACGCTGCTGGAACCAATAGTACAGATTCTTATTCTCAATCAATTGATTTGGTTTCTATTACTAAAGCAATGGATTATCTTAATGAGAATTCTTGCACACTTGGTGTCAACAGTGAAGGTAAGATACGATTACCACCTGGTCAATCTATTGGTCGTAGCGTTAATCGGCATTCGCCTATTTGTTTCGAAGATGTTAAAGGTATTGATGTCTTCGGAACTTTAACTGGTTATACAGCTATGAGATTAGGGAAATCTAAATTAGAGGAAAGCCCTTTTCTTAGCTACGCTGAAAAACTTACTGGAGTTTCTCCTATTGGAGAAAATGGACATCCATTATACGGAGCCCCTCCTTTCTCACATGGTTTCAATGTTGAAACTGGTGAGTATCAAGCACCATATAATCATTTTGTTAAAAAATGTGGTGTTGTCAAAAATAGTTTACATCCCAAGATTTTGCGAAAATCAATTCAAGTGATTTCTGATCATTTGATTAGTGGTTTGCAAAGTAAAGGAGTAACTGAACTCAAACCTGTTCCACTTGCGGTTGCCATTAATGGTGATCCGGAAGATTTTTACTCACGACCCGTAAGACCATCCACTTCTGGTGGGTGGGCTTGGCCAGGAAAGAAAAGTAAGCATATGAGAGATTGTTGCTTACCTTTCAAAGAAGATGCGAAAGAGTTTACTCAGGACGTTAATGAACAGGTCTTAGAGCAACTACTTGCCTATGAACGTGGTGAGGATGCTCTTCCGCTCTTGGGAGCTCAGCTTAAAGATGAGCCCCGCTCATACACTAAGATTAAAGACAGGAAAACCAGAGTTTTTTGTATGTCACCTGTTGAATCAACATTGGTGAACAAAATGTTTCTTAGTCCATTTTATACTAAAATGGTAGAGTATGATGATTTGTTTTGTGCCGCTATCGGGATTAACATGCACTCTAGTGATGTTACCGATTTGGTTAACAAAATGACCACATTCTCCGATAAATTTATGGAGGGTGATTATGGTGGATACGATACCAGTATGCCTTATGATATTGGTTTAGCTGCCAATACTATCGTACATGATGTGTTGCAGCATTTTGGTTACACTGACCGTGAACTCGAGTATGTTCGTGGAATACTTAGTGATAACTTGTATCCTACTATCGTGATGCGTGGAGATGTTTTTGCAGCTCCTGCATTACAACCAAGTGGAAAATACGCTACAGCAGAAGATAACTCTCTGCGTGGACTAATTTTACTTGTTTATGCGTTTATTGAAGAATGTACTGCTTATGGAAGTACTTTTTCTGAACGTACTAGAACTACTGATTTTCAGCCTGAAGATTTTTTCAAGACTGTTAGACCAGTTGTGTATGGCGATGATATGGTGGCTGGCGTTAAACCAGCCCTTCAAGATCATTTCAATAACATAACTTATCAGAAGTTCTGTTCTGAAGTATATGGTTTAGATTTTACCAATGCTCAGAAAACTATGGAAATGAACAAGTTTCTAAACTGGGACGAAACTTCATTTCTTAAAAGGTCTTTCGTTTATCGCGAAGATCTTGGAGAATGGGTAGCTCCAATTGAATTGGCTTCGATTATGAAGTCAATTTGTTACTACCTACCTTCTCGGAGTGTTAATTCACGCGATCAATTAATTGATTCATGTGTATCAGCAGCCCGAGAATTATTTTTCCATTTACGTTCTGATGAATACGATCAACGTAGATGGGAATTCGCAGAAGTTATTGCAGAAATTTATGAATTGCAATCAACTGATGTAGTAAAGAAGTTCCCAACATTTGAGGAAATTAGAACTCAATGTTTTGGTGAACGATTTACACTACTATGAACTAAACTTTTATTATACTCATATGGTCCCGAACCGCTCCGGAAGACAATAGTACGTAGAGCGCAGGGAGTGAAAGCCGACTGCATGAATCACCCATATGTAAGCCTAGCCCAGGGGGCCCCTAATTTCATGGATTTTAACACTTTTAAAAATAGACCTCGCTCGTCTCAAAACAGCGGAAAAGCAATCGATGCAGCAAAAGCCTACATCGACGAGTGTCTTGAAGAAGGCACTCAACCTGATCCCGAATTGTTGGTATCTAACGACAAATTCATTGATCAGTACACGTTTAACGAATTAAAATCGTTTCGTGAAATTGGATTCGACATTCGACACGCAGCTGCGTATCGGTATCGATTTCAAGTTTTAGCTCATCTTGATGCAAAACAGAAAACTCTCGAGCTTATCGAAATGCGACAAGCTCGTCGTAAGTTTCAATCGGAACTTTATAACAAGACTACGTGCAATCATATTAGCACGGAGTCTCGTACAATTGACGGATCTTCACCAGATCGGTCAACTTTACCACGTCGTACTCGAAACAGAGCACGACGTAATGCTCGTAAGCGTCTTAAACGTCATTCAGATAATATTCTTTATCATGATGTTGATGGACATCATC